TGTGAAGCACTTAACTGTGTAACGCGATACTTTGGGTTTACTCGACTTTCGTCGGTACGGCAGCCCGGTTGCGCGGCTTTCCACCGCGCTTCCTCCCCTTCGGAGTAAAAGCTATGCCATTACCCCCCCCAAGCGAAAGCGTGATATACACCACCCACCTCTCCTCGTATTCAGGACGATACGCCGGCTCATATAGCGGGCCTCTTACCTCGAATACGCGGCAGTGGTGGGATGAGGTGTGGTACATACGCCAACGAAATTGGGTAAGGGTTCCGAAGGGTTACAGGCATCTAACCAATCCGTATACATCCTTTGTCTACCAAGCTAGTACGTCGTCCCAATTCCTGTACCGCTGGGATCGGTGGGTTTATAACGCCCCTGAGTCAGCGAATTACAATTATATGGGCGGCGACCTTGCTCTGGCAGGTGATGTGTCTGGCTGGTTAGCGACAAAGGTGACGGTTTCAGATACGCACCCACTGCTTACTGCGGTTCGCAACTCTGTTTTAAAACAGGCCGCGGGCGCAAAGTTTAATGGTGCTCTATTTGCAGCTGAAGCTAATAAAACGTTGGATTTGCTGACTACTAATGCGACTAAAATCGCAAGGAGCTTCCGTGAAATTCGTAACGGACGTATCCTACGTCGGCCCCTGAAGGAAACCATTCGAAAAGCGATGTTGGCTATTGGCCTTACTCACTCCAAGAAATGGGATCCCAAGGCGTCCTACGCGTCGCAGTGGCTCGAATACCGGTATGGTGTAGAGACACTGATGCACGATGTACGTGACGCCGCAGAATTTGCGGCTAGCAAAGCATCGAGTCATCCTGAGCGTCTTTCCTGGACTTCTACAAAGAAAGAGAGTTCATCTGTTACAACCGACGCTGCCTCTGGGTGGAGCTTACTTGCTCCATCCTATGAAGGTGGCATTATGAATGACCCGATTCGGGTCTACCAAGACGTTACCACGGCGAAAGCCTGGCTCGTGGCGGAGTTGGGTGTAGCAGGATACCGCACAATGCAACAACTGGGTTTCGCAAATCCAGTAGGACTCGCGTGGGAGTTGATCCCATTCTCGTTTGTTGCTGATTGGGCGTTAGGTATCGGAGAGTATTTAGATCTTCAGACCTCCTTGTGGGGTTTGCGGGTCATCGACGCAGGATATTCGCTTCAGCGTGATGGCTACGTTGAGGTGAAAGCGGTTACCGCAACACCAGGTGGTTACTTTTGGGCTCCTAATTGGACTGGAGCTCGAAGTCGGTCCGCCAAAGCGTCGCGGTATCAACGGTGGGCTTGGGTAAACCCCTCGCCTGAATATACACTCGGAAGCGGTCTCAACTTTAAGCGCGCGGCTGACGTCGTCGCGCTTGTTATGAGTCATGCTCGCCGATAACCTACTGCTTGGAGAACCAAGATGTCAGTTATTACTGCAATGAGCATCGTCGGTCTTTCACACACCGATGGTGTTACGACTGCCACTCACACCTTTACAAAGGAAGCCAACGTCCTTAACGGGATTAAGCTGCGTGATACGGCCCAGTCGGACTATAGCCTCGCCCCAAGACTCACCTTCACCGCCAAACCTCCGACGGCGCAAGGCAAAGTCCTCCGGTTGAAGACTGTTATGACGATCCCCTATAAGGATCCCGTGACCGGTCTGCTGGCTGGTACGATTACTCGAACCATCGAGGATATCGTGCCGGTAGCGGCGCCTGTGAACGTCCGGAAGGACGCTGCGACCACGTATACCAGCTTGGCCGCAAATTCCGTCGTCAGGTCCATGATCATGGATCTTGACTTCGCCACGTAATACCCCATAAGGAGACTTACGTGGATCAACTCTTTTGCTCACGCGAGCGTAGAGAAAGAGCTAAGCAGTTTGCCGCTCTTAGACTGTCGCCGGAACAACTCGGCGCTGTTCTTACCTCCTTCCTCGACGATTCCTCGCCGATTCAACTAACGGTTAGGGATTGCATTCTTCGCAATGACTTTTTGTCACTGGTTAAACTCAGTGTAGACCCTCGGGACTACTCTGACCCAGAAGTTTACTTCTGGGATCGTCAGGCAACTGAGTTGCTCCGGAAGTATCCCTTCCCAGGGATGGAGCTCTCTGCGGAGAATGCTGCAAAGTCAACATTCCTTAGGGCCGAAGAGGCCTGTTCTCGTACTAACCAACGATTCACCGCGTCCGCTGAACATTTGTTCTCGGAGTCTGAGCGAGCACTCGTAAAACAGGTTCGCCGACATATCCGGTCAGTCTTAGGAACGTTCGATTCCATTGAAATGTTGAATGAAGCGCGTCATGGCCCGGGTACTTGCCTCGAACTTGAAGCTTTCGGGCTCCAAGGCCGCGGTTATGTAGGTGGTGAGTTTAAATTTGAGTCTAAAATCTCACTCACTCCTAACCTGGTGCCTCTGGCAAGTCGAGTACTCTCTGAGTACCCACTTTGGGATTCTGCAAGTATTGCAGCCCACGGAGCTCAACGCTTCGAGCCAGTGGATGGTAACCGTATTACCACTGTACCAAAAACTGCCCTTACCGACAGGGTCATAGCCATCGAACCAATGCTAAATGTTTTCTTACAGCTAGGTATCGGTGGGATGATCCGCCGTCGGCTCGGTTCCCGAGGAGGCTTTAACCTCGACGAGAGTTGGAGACGTAATCAAGAGCTGGCTCGCTTAGGTTCGATCGATGGAAGTTACTCAACCATCGACTTATCGGCAGCCAGCGACATGATCGCTTTCAACGTAGTTGGGACTCTCCTTCCAAGGGATTGGTTCCGAGCACTGGAGACCGTTAGGTCCCCGGTGGGTAGTATCCGCATCGGTCGTCAAGAAAAGACGATCGTTTACGAGAAGTTTTCCAGCATGGGCAATGGTGCCACTTTTGAGCTTGAAACCCTGATATTTTGGGCTATCTCGCGTGCATGTGGAGTTCCATTAGAGAGCTTAGCCGTTTTTGGCGACGATATCGTTGTTCCGACAGCGTATGCCGAGCCAGTTCTCTTTGCCCTCAGGTTCTTTGGTTTTGAACCAAACCTGAAGAAGACATTCACTGCTGGGCCCTTCCGCGAATCCTGCGGGAAGGATTACTTCCTCGGGCGGGATGTCCGCCCCTTGTATCTAACTAAGGAAGTTGACGATGGACAAAAACTTGTTAACTTCGCGAACGCGGTGCGTGATCTGGGTGTACGGCGTAATCAGGCTGCTGGTTTTACTAATAGCAGTGCTGATATTCGCTTATCATCCGGATGGCACTACCTTTTGGGATGTATTCCAAAGGCTATTCGCGAGATTATAAGCTCACCACCCTACACAGCCTACGGGCTGTGGAAAGGTGGGATGTCACATGTCACATCACCCTCTGGGGAGTATTTACCTCGATGGATGATATATCCCGTTCCTAAGAAAGCGGGTGTTTCCTTTGTTGGACTAGGCCTCCTGGCTGCGCGCCTTTCTAGCGTAGCGGTAACGACGTGGAAGAGAAAGCCCTGGGAAGGGCCCTTTTCCTTTAGAGTCGAGGAGGGCATCGGTGGCGGGAACTCAGCTATCCAGGCCGGGCAGGTGCGATGGCAAATGCGCCTGTCGGTCGACACTGGGTATCTGAGTGAGTGGGGTGGCTGGGCCTAACGGGCTCACCACTTTCGCGCTTGGTAAGCGCTGAGCGGGC